ATGTCAGCAAAAATTCCTCCAGAAGGAATGGAAACTATCGCAAGGTCTTTTCCTGGAATAGGAATCATATGCTCGACACTCATAAAACCTTTAAAAGAGGAATTGATAGTAGACCCTTCAGATTTTACAATACGAACTTTCATATCCTTCCGATTCTTAAAGAGATGTAGAGGAACAAGAAAAACGTTTCCAGATATAGCTAGAATATCACAGGTTTGTGCAAAGTTATTTTCCAAAAACGTACCATGAAATAAATTTTGTGAAATCTTCTTTACAACTTGATCATGTGTCATGGTTGCATTACGATCACAAATATGAATTTTAGCCGCAACCGCTGTAGCCCATGGATTAACTTCTCTATCCCGAGCAGTAATTTCCTCCACATTCTCAGGCGCCAAAGCATTTTGTTGAACACTTGACACCGTTCTAAACATGGCAATAAAATTATACAATAACTTTGCACTAAGACACACAGCGAACAACTGAAACTTTTTACTTCGGCGAATGGATTCAAATAATTCAACGGATATATCTCGTCTGCGGGCTAAAGAATCTAAACGCTCATCCCGCCAACATGCTAGTAAAGAAAAATATACTACAATGTGTAAAAATATAATAACGAAAGTGAATAATGGACACACGATATCAACAATGTACATCCCACCTAGCACAATAAATAATGATAATAAAAGCACATTACGACTAGCACTTTCACAAGCCAAAAAACCTCTAGTATTAATAAGCAAGTAAATAAATTTAACTAGACAATTTTCAAAGAAGTAGTATGGAACTAATCCCAGACAATAGTCGGTAAAATATCCCATGAATTCAAATTGACTAGCAATATAATCAAATGAGTCAGCAACCCCAGCTTGTTCTTCGGAAGTACAGGAACACAAATCCGATCCCAACAAACAAGTATCACAATAATTACGTGAAGAAATAAGTTTTTCTTGTTTAGCAATCAATGAACGCTGATTATCAAAATGATCCTTGCACATAGTGGTTGCCACCCTTAAAGTTTCAAGAATAGAGTGTTTACGCGTAGGATTTTGTCGATCAATAGGACGAGTGCCCTTAGACGAAGCTGCATGAGGCGTTGATAATGATAAATCCCATATATCATTAACAAGAGAAGAGCCTGGAAAGTAATCATTAGCTTTCTTAGAGTCCAATCGACCATCATCCAACTGAAAATCTTTCTTTGCAGCAACTTCTATATGAAGATCAGCACGTCGAACAATAGAAAAAGGACAAACAGAACCAGCATTACCATGATTCATGAGAGGAACATTACTGGTGATAACAAAAACACGAGGACGTATCTCAATTTTGCCTTTCTCATGAAGATCAGCTTTATTAGCATACGTAATCATATTATTATTTATATCTATCATCCGCTCAGTTGGTGACTTATCCAAGAAATCAACTTTAGTATTTCCCATATCATCAAAAAAGATTCCCTCAGTATCACCTTTCAGAGAGGAATCATATTTATCAGACTCTTTCAAAATAGCAGTCTTTGTAGGGTCGGGATTAGCTCCTGAGGCTTTTAAACAATCAGCCATGAGAATTTGAGAAACAGCAGATTTACCAACACCAGAAGGACCGAATATGTAAATAGTAAAAGGCGCATATCGCATACATCCACTTATACGTTTGGCCTTATAAGCTGCACGATTCTTGCGTAAAACTTCCATACGCTTTTCCAAAACTCCTTGTTGCCATGTACCACGAGCCGACTTATGAGATAAATCTGCAAGTGCTAAAGCCTCATCAAGTAAAGAGCCATATTCTAAGTCTGTCAGACACTTAGTAACTCCTCTGATTTCAACGGGCTTCTCATGTAAATTAAAAACCATAGCATGTTCGTGCATCTCAATCAAGGGAAAATATAAGGCATCTAAATCCCGGCTGGCATCAGAAGAAAAGAAAAGGGG